GCTTGAGCGTAACGGGCATGTCGTCCGGCTTGATCGCGGCGCGGAGATCGGCGGCATTCGCTGCCGCGAAGCGTGGCGGGTGGTTGGTCTAGCGAAGAAAGGGCGGCGGGCATGACGGTTTGCAAGCGCGATGATGGAAGCGAAGTCGACGTCGAATATGTCGTCGAAGAGCATGGCTATCCGTCGAACGGCTGGGATGATCCGGGCTCCGGGACGATTGTCTCGATCACGCATGCCTATGACGACGACGGAAACGACGTTGTCGGAGAAATGTCCGACGCGGAGCGCGAGCGGATAGAGCAAGAGATCGGTCAATCGATCGACGAAGATCCTCACTATGGAGACGAAGACTATGACTGAATGGAAGCCTGACGTCGTGATCTATCACGATCCCTGTCTCGACGGATTTACTGCGGCCTGGGCGGCGTGGCGGCGCTGGCCGGATGCACAATTCGTCGGCGCCAATTACGGCCAGCCGGTGCCCGACGTCGCGGGCAAGAATGTCCTGATCGTCGACTTCAGCTATAAGGTTGCGGAGATGACTGCGTTGTCGGATAGCGCGGCGTCGATCGTGGTCCTCGATCATCACAAGACGGCGCGCGATGATCTGGCGCCGTTCGCCCGGTTCAAGGATAATCCGGAGCGCTTCACCCTGCCGGTTGTGGCGAGCATGATCGCGGATCTCCAGCGCCGCGGCTATCCTGCCGTCTGTGCGCTGTTCGATATGGAGCGCTCCGGCGCGCGGCTGGCCTGGGATTTCTGCAACGGGCGCGGCCCTGGTTCGCTGTCGGTGCCGTGGCTGGTCCTGCTGGTCGAAGATCGGGATCTCTGGCGTTTCGACTATGGCGACGCGACGCGCGACACTGGCCTTCGCCTGTCGACGGAGACGAAGAGCTTCGAACGGTGGAGCGAGATCGCCGCGCTTCTTCCTCAAGTGATCATATGGGAAGGCTGCGACTATACGGACGGCGGCAAGGCGATGCGGGTCTATCGCGACTGGCTGGTCGGCGAGATCGCAGCGAAGGCGGAGATCCGCCCGATCGGCAATCACTACGTCCCGACGGTCGATTGCCCTTATGAGCTGGCGAGCGAGGTCGGGCATAGGCTTTGCTCCATGCATCCGGACCGACCCTTCTCGGCGCTGCGGATGCATTCGCAAAACGGGACGTCGTTCTCGCTGCGCTCGGCGGGCGGGTTTGACGTGTCGGAAGTCGCCGCGAAGTTCGGCGGCGGCGGGCATGCCGGCGCGGCTGGCTTCCGCGTTCCTCCGGCGGTCTGATCATGAGCCCTTATCTTTCACGGGCGCAAGTCCGCATGCTCGGTCGATTGGTCGCGATGGGCTGGAGCCTTGCGCCTGTGAAGGATCGGACGCTTCTCGCGCTGCAACGGCGCGGCATGGTGTGGCTGTCCGGGCGGCGCTGGAGCCTGACGGCATTAGGGCGCCAAATGGCGGCGGAATACGGTTTCAGGGAAGGGGCAGGGAATGGCTAAGGTTCCATACGGCGGGCCGCAACATCGCATACGCAAGGTGAAGGGCGGGATCGCCCGGATCCTAAAGCCGGATCATCCCGCGATTATCGATCGGACGGCGCTCTTCCGGAAGGGGATCGAGCATGCGTCGACGTCGCCGCGCCTGCTGGTCGACGGGGAAAATCAACGCAAGGTCGGCAAGCGGATAACCAAGGGCGCATGGAAGGGGACGCGGATCTTCACCCTGACGCTTGTCGAGCGGGCGACGTGTCCGACGTCCTGCCAGCAATGGCTATCCTGCTACGGTAACGGCATGCCCTATGCGCGCCGGCATATTCTCGATCGCGCGCTCATTGCGCGGCTGGGGCCGGAGATCGCCGGGCTGATCGCCAAGCATGGGCGGATCGCGGTCCGGCTGCACGTCCTGGGCGACTTCGGAGCGGAAGAGGATCTCGATCTCGCGATCGCCTATGTCGCGGCGTGGCGCTGGGCGATGATGCAGCACGAAGGCTTGCACCTGTTCGGATATACCGCTCACGCTCCGGCTGGGGCCATAGGGCGCGCGATCCATGCTTTGAACGTGGATTTCCCCTCGCGCGTCCGGATCCGCTTCTCCGGGCAGGATATGGGCGCCTATGGCGCGATCGTGATCGAGCGCCCGGAAGAGGCGAAGAGCGTCGTTTGCCCTGCGCAAACGGACGCGACGGACTGTTGCGCGACGTGCGCGCTGTGTTGGTCAATGGATCGGACCGTCGAATTCCTCCGGCATGGGGTCGATCCGCGGCAAGGGAGCATGGGAATATGAGCGCGATCATTTCAGACTGTGGGCTCTATCGCTACTGGCTGGAGCGGCAAACCTTCTCGGCTGGCGCAACGGCGGTGATCATGGTCAATCCGTCGACGGCGGACGCGACGCTCGACGATCCGACGATCCGCAAGCTGCGCGGGTTCGGCGAGCGTTACGGCTGGGGCCGGGTGATTGTCGGCAATCTGTTTGCCTATCGCGCGACGGACGTCCGCGAGCTGGGCAAGGTGGCGGATCCGATCGGGCCGGATAACGACTATTGGCTTTCGCGGATCTTCGGGACGGTCGATCGCGTCGTCTGCGCTTGGGGGCCGCTGGGAAAGCAACCGAAGGCGCTTCGGGGCCGGGCCTCCTATGTGCGAGGGATGATCGCGCAAGCCGGGCTCGACGCCTATTCGATCGGGCCGCTGTGCAAAGACGGGGAGCCGGCGCATCCCCTCATGCTGCCCTACGCGAGCGCAATTGAAAGGCTGGTGTGATGGAGGATCCTTGCGATTTCTGCCCGGCGTTCCTGTCGCCTGTCGAGCTGGGCGTCATCGATCATATGTCGGACGGGGAGATCGTTCGCCCGGCGAGCTATACGGCGACGGATCTTGGCTTGCCGGTGGATGCTGTGCGCGCTGCGATCAAGCGGCTGCGCGAGATCGGGCTCGCGCGGTGGGGCAACCTGACGGACGAAGACGGACGCCTCGCCGGGCGCGGGACGTGGCTCAATGGCGCCGGGTGTGCGCTGCAAACCATGCTCCGCCGTGCGGCTGGCCCGGATCCTGTCGAGCGCGAGATCGAACGGGCATGGATTATCGAGCTGGTCCGGCTGCACAAGGGCGATCGGTCCGTCATGGCCTGGGCGTGGAGCTATGCCTATCGGGGCGGGCAATGAACGGTTTCGATCCCTCGGCCTTCGTCCAGGCGGAGCAACAAGCGTTGCCACTGTCGCCACCTGTAGCCAAGCCGGAGACGCCTCCGGCGACGATCGGCGGCGCGGATCCGGAGCCGGAAAGCCAAGCAAACCGGGCGCCTTCGGACGGCTGGGGCGAGAGTGTAGCCACTGTAGCCACTGTAGCCGGGGGCGCTTACGATATTGCGGATCTCGACGCGGGGCTTCCCTTCGCAGCGGAGCTTAATCGCATGTTCCGCTATCCCTGTCCGAAGGGGTTCAAGCCGTCGAAGTGGTATCGGTTCCGCGAGGCGATCAGGCGCTTCGTCGACGAAGGCAAGTGCGGCGAGGCGCTCGCTTGCGGCTGGGAGCCGATCGAGCTATTCGGCTATCCGGCGCGGCCATGGCTTTACCTCCGCGCGCCTCTGTTCATGACGGGCGTTATTTGCGCTCTCGGTCCGGGCGGTGCTGGCGAGGTCCAGGCCGGATCGATCGAGATCCGGCAACGGCAACCGCCTAACCAACGCTGCTACAAGGATCATCACATGACGGGCCGCGCCGCGTCGCTTCTCATATGGGAAGCGCTCGATCCCGCTCGCTGGCCGGTCGAAGAGCTTTCATAGTGTAGCAAACTAGCTGGCTACGGTCTGGCTACAGTTTCTCGCGTTCGGGTCTAATGTCTCTCTTTTCCACTAAGGAAAAGGGCTGGCTATCCTATTGTCTGAATGGGATAAATCAGGGGGATTTAGACGGGAATTGCGATTGTCGCCGCCCCTCTGGCTACAGTGGCTACAGTAGCGCGCCGCTTGCGCAAATGGCGGAAAGCCGCGATATTGCGCGCATGGCAAAAGGGGGCTCGACATTACCGCCGAAGAGAGAGGGGGCGAAGCCGCGCCCTCGCAAGGCGCCGGTCGACGATATCCCGAAGTGCGGGCTCCCGCCGCGCAAGCGCAAAGCCAAGGCTCCCACGAAACCGGCGAAGGCAACCGTCAAGGATCCGGTGACAGTTGCGGACGACACTTCGGGAACGGCGGCGCCGGACTGGGATAGTGCGAAAGAGGCGGAAGCGGCGAAGCGCGCCGTCATGGCGCGCGAGGGTCGCAAGGCGACGGTTCCGATTGATCCGCCGATCGATCATGCGCTCCGCTCGGAGCTGGAGCCCGGTCCGATGGGCGGCAAGCTCAAGCGGACGCGCAAGGTCAAGCCTGCGCCGGAGCCCGTTCCCGAAGTGTCGAAGGTGGCGGATCCGGTCGATATGCGTCCAGCCGCGGCGAAGCTGCTGGAGCGCTTGAAGGCGAAGTCCGTCGCGGTAACGGAAGAGATCTTCGCGGATATCTGTTTGTTGGTGTCGGAAGGGATCCCGCTGCGCGAGATCTGCCGCATGGATGGAATGCCGTCGAAGTCGACCTTCTATGCGTATCTCGAAGACGCCTCCGACGAAACTATCCATGCCGGACGGGTCGCGCGCTACGCGCGTGCGCGAGCGCTGGGCTTCGACGAATTGGCGGCGGAGACGCTGGAGATCGTCGACGACGGGTCGAATGATTATATCGAGCGGCGGCTCGAAGACGGCTCGGTCGAGACGGTTCTCGATCGCGAGCATATCCAGCGCTCGAAGCTGCGCGCGGAGCATCGGCTCAAGCTGCTGGCCTGCTGGGATCCGAAGCGATACGGCGCGCAATTGAAGCTCGCGGATCCGAACGGGGAGCGGCTCGATCGCGGGAGCATGACGACAAGCGATATCGCGATCTGGATCTCGAAGATTGCTGTCGCGGTCGATGCGGAATTCGGGCCTTCGGGTCCATTGCTGGAGGGATAGGGCATGGCGTGGATTATCTTTGGCGTGGTGGCGGCGGTCGGGATCCTCGCCGCAATGTGGTGGCTGGCCGAACGGGTGCCGTCCTGCACCTGTCACAAGCCGGATTGCGGCGGCGGCTGCATCAAGCGCTAATCCATGCTCGATCAGCTCCGGCAATTTGCGGGCATGTCGATCCCGGAGATAGAGGCGACGATCCGTCGTCTCCCTCCGAAGGCGATCGCGCAACTGGAAGAGCTGGCGGCAAAGGATCTGACGAAGTGGCGTCCGCTGCCTGGGCCGCAATGCATGGCCTATTATTCGACGGCGGACGTCATCGGTTACGGCGGCGCGGCTGGCGGCGGCAAGACGGATCTCATGGTCGGGACCGCGCTAACGCGGCATAGGAAAAGCCTGATCTGCCGCAAGGATGGCATGCAGCTTCTCGGCGTTCGCGAGCGCCTGTCGGCAATCCTGGGCGGGAACAACGGATACAACGGGCAAGATCGCGTCTGGCGCCACGATAACGGGATCATTCAATTCCGCGGCCTGCCTAATCCGGGCGACGAAAAAAAGCTCCAGGGGCAGGATCACGGGCTCAAGGGCTTTGACGAAGCAACGGAGCTAAAGGAAGCGCAAGTCCGCTTTATCATGGGCTGGATGCGAAGCGACGATCCGCTCGTAAAGCCGCAAGCGCTGCTGACGTTCAACCCTCCGACGACGGTCGAAGGCCGCTGGATCATCAAGTATTTCGGGCCGTGGCTCGACAAGAAACACCGCAACCGGGCGGAGCCGGGCGAGCTGCGGCTTTTCACCACGATTGCCGGCGTCGACCATGAAACGGAAGACGATCGCGCTTTCGTTCTGGTCGGGCAAGAAAAGGTCTATGACTTCGATCCGGCGGACTTTGCGCCGGAGCTGATTGTCACGCCTAAGAGCCGGACGTTCATTCCCTCGAAGGTATCCGACAATCCGTATTACATGCGGACCGGGTATATCTCGACGTTGCAGGCCATGCCGGAGCCGCTTCGATCGCAAATGCTCTACGGCGATTTTGAGGCGGGTATGGAAGACGATCGTTGGCAAGTGATCCCGACAAAATGGATTGAGGCGAGCATGGATCGCTGGCGTCCGCGCGCGACGAAGGGGAGCATGGATAGCCTGGGCGTGGATCCGGCCATGGGCGGGGCGGACAAGTTCGTCATTGCCCGGCGTCATGGGAATTGGTTCGATGATCTGTTGCGCTTTCCCGGTAAGGAAGTGCCGGACGGTCCGACGGGTGCGGGGCTTGTCGTCATGAACCGGCGCGATCGCGCGCCTGTGCATGTCGACGTGATCGGCTGGGGATCGAGCTGCTATGACTTCCTGATCTCGAACAAGGTCCAGGCGGTCAAGATCAACGGCTCCAGCCGGACGGAAGAGCTGACGAAAGAGGCGGGGCTTCGGTTTTACAATGATCGCGCGCGGCTGGTATGGCGCATGCGCGAGGCGCTCGATCCGACAAATCCCTTCCCGATCGATCTCCCGGACGACGGCGATCTCTTGGCTGATCTCTCGGCCTATCGCTGGCGCATGACGCCGGGCGGGGTGCTGATCGAAAGCAAGGAAGAAATGCGCGAGCGCCTGGGCCGATCTCCCGACGATGGCGACGCGGTTTGCTACGCGCTGGAGGCGACAATGAAGGAAGAGATCATAATCGATCGGCTCGCGGATCTCGGCTTCGGGAGCGGATACGATCGGTTCAATGAGCTTGACAGCTAGGGGGTATCTATGGGGACTGATCTCGGTAATCGTATGCGCGATCTGGCTGAAAGCGGCCATGATCGGGCGGCGGAGCTGCGCGAAAGAGCGGACGCCTTCGATAAGGCGGCGGCTGGTTTCTACGCTGAAGAGCAAACGGTCGATGCAAAGTCATTCCTGGGCGCGTTCGCCCGCGCCCGGCGCTTGTGGTGTGATCTGACGGGCGAGGCGCTGGTTTGATGCTGCGGATTGCAAATTGTGGCGATCTCGGCGATTAGAGGCAATTCGCGCGAAGAGGGGTTTGCTTATGTGTTCTGCTCCAGACGTCCCGGCTCCTGCGGAGCGCCAGGATAGCAAGATGCCGGAGCGTCCTGCGTCCGGAACGAATAACGGGCTGCTCTCGCGCCGCCGCGGTTATGCGTCACTGATCAAGACGGCGACGGGCGGAGATCTCGCGCCTGTGTCGACGACTGCCGCTCCGGCTGCTCAAAAGCTGGGTGCCTGATCATGGCGGCGGACGGGCGCAAGACGCTCTCTCTCCCGGCTAAGGCGGATCCGGATCCGTCGCGCCACTATTGCAAGCGCGAGCTGCTGGAAAAGCAACTCACGTCCATGAAGGAAGTCCGCCGTCCCTATGAGCCGGAGATCTACGAGATCGCCGGGCTCGCGCAACCTAACCGCTCGCGCTATGTCGCGGCCATGTCCAGCCGGTCGAACCGTGCCGGGCGCCGCGCAAACAAGCTCTATGATGGGCATGCAATCCGCTCTTTCCGGACGCTCACGGGCGGCATGTATTCGGGCATGTCGAGCCCTAACCGTCCGTGGTTCAAGTTCGGTTTCGAAGACAAGGATCTCGCGTCCTATCAGCCGGTCAAGATCTGGCTGGAGAAGGCGGGCGAGATTGTCGCGCGCATGCTCAATTCGTCGAATTTCTACAGTGCGGCGAAGCTCGGCTATTCGGAGATCGGGCTCTTCGGGACGGACGCTTGCGTCATGACGGAAGCGCTCGATTGGGAAACCGGCCTGACCTATCCCGTCTGCTTCCCGCAAACCTTCGGCGAGTATTGGGTCGCGCTCAATCACAAGCTGGAGCCGGACCGGCTGATCCGTCAACAAATGATGACGGTCAAGCAAATGGTCGGCGCCTTCGTCGCCGATCGGCTCGACAAGCGTCAGATGAATTGGGATCGCGTCTCGCTCCAGGTGCAAAACGCCTGGGATCGCGGCAACTATGAGACGGAGATCCCGACTTATCAGGCGATCATGCCGAACGAAGCGCATATTCCCGAACGGTTGGATCCTGCCGGCATGCCGTGGGAAAGCGTGAAGTGGGAAGAGGGGCAATCCGATAAGGGAATGCTGCTCGAAGAAAAGGGCTTCTGGTCGCAACCGTTCTGGGCGCCGCGCTGGGAAGTGGCGTCGGGCGATGTTTACGGCTTCGGGCCTGGGCATGATGCGCTTACCGATATGCGCGCGCTCCAGCTCCAGGCGAAGCGCAAGGGCGAGGCGACGGACTTTGCGGTCAAGCCTCCGCTCATGGCTCCCGCGTCGCTGCGGATCAAGTTCCAGCCGGGTAGCGTCACGCATGCGGCGGCGGCTGATCAGGCGCAAGTGAAGCCGATCTTCCAGGTCGACTATCGGGCGATCGAAGTCATTGGCCGGGATGCTGCGGAATTGCGCGACGCGGTCGACGAAAGCACCTATGCGCGCCTGTTCATGGCGATCTCTTCGCTCGACGGCTCCGCCGATCGGACGATCATGGAGATCTCCAAGCGCGAAGAGGAAAAGCTGACGCAACTCGGCCCGGTGATCGAGCGGGTGAATAACGAGAAGCTCGGCGTCGCGCTCGATCGCGCCTTCGATATCGCGGCGCGCAATGCCATGCTTCCGGAGCCTCCCGAAGAGATCCAGGATATGCCGATCGAGATCGATTTCGTGTCGATCCTCGCGCAAGCGCAACGCATGATCGGCATGCAGCAAACGGAGCGCGCGCTCTCCTTCACGGCGCAGCTCGCGCAAGTGGATCCGCGCGTCTCGGATAACGTCGACGGCGACGCTCTCATGCGCGACTATTGGGATCGGGCCGGCGCTCCGGCGCTCGGCCTTCGCGATGAACGCGAGCGCGACGCAAACCGCGCGGCTCAAGCCAAGCAAGCGCAAATGGAGAAGGCGGCGGCAATGGCTCCGGCCATGGCGCAAGGTGCCGATGCAATGCAGACCATGGCGCAAACGCCTGTCCAGGGAGGTCAATCGACGCTGTTCGATAGCCTCATGCAGCAACCGCCGATCTAATGGCTGCTCGCCCTATTCGTCCGCTTCCGCCCGAAGTGCAGCTCCAGCGCGATATGCTGGAGCTTTCGGGCTCTGCGGCCTTCCGCCGTTTCCTCTTTACGGTGGCGCAACGCTCTGGCATATGCGCGTCAACTCACGGGACCGATCTCGACGCCTCCACTTACGAGGGTCGCAGGAGCCTGGGGATAGAGATACTTCGGATGGTCGACGAGGCATTGCCCGTCAGGATCCCGGAAAACGCGCCATTTAATGCCTTGGCGCTGGCGATAGCCGAAGTATCAGCCCTTGCAACTGCACCTATGGAGGAAGTCGACAATGCGGAAGACAATCAAGAATTCGATGATGATATCGAGCGCCGCTAAGGCGCTGGGTATCCGTATGACGGAAGCGGAGCGGCTGGCCGGGCGCCTGCTGCGCGCTCCGGATCATGATGCCGGCACGGGTGCCGGCGCTGCTGGTGCCGATAGTGGCAATGGGGGAGGCGCGGCAAATGGTGATGGAGGATCCGGCGATAACGGAGGCGCGGGCGCAAGCCCGGATCCGGGAGCGGGGGCAGGCGACGGGGCGGCTGATAGCCAAGGCGGCGCGGCAAGCGGTGGCGATCAAGGTTCCGCTGCTGACGGCGGGAATGCTGACGGCGGGGCCGGGGGCGCTGCTGGCGGCGGAGAAGACAAGACTATTCTCGGCGGAGCGCTGGACGACGGATCCGACGGAGACGGCGACGGTGCCGGACAATCGGAAGGCGAGACGCGCCTCCAGTTCGGCGAGGGGGAAGCGGCAAAGCCGATACTAGGCGCGCCGGAAGCCTATGCGATCGAGCTTCCCGAAGAGCTGGCAAAGGCCGGGATGACTTTCGATAAGGAAGCATTCGATGCGGTCGAGCCGATCTTGCGGGATCTCAACCTTTCGAACGAAGCCGCGTCCGCTCTGACGTCCGCCTATGCGGAGAAGATCCTTCCCCTGCTCCAGAAACGGGCAGGCGAGGCGAACGACGCTCTCGGCGCGGATATGCGCCGGCAATGGAGCGAGGCGGCGACGAAGGAATTCGACGGGCGCGAGGGGCGCGCGGCCTTTAACGAGGTCAAGGCGCTGTGCCGGCAAGCCTTCATTCGTGGCGGGGTGAATGCGGAAAGTCCGTTCCTCACGCTGCTGGAGGAAAGCGGGCTCGGTTCGCATCCCGATATGATCCGGACAATGGCCTATTTCGGGCGCGCCCTGGGCGAAGCCGGGATCGAAGCCGGCAATGGCGGCGCTGCTCCGAAGCGGCTCGCCGACAAGATCTATGGTCAACCCGTCCCGCGCGAGTGAGACGGATAAGGGTTTGAATTGGTTCCGCGGCAAACGGTCATGGTGAAACACAAAGAGGGGTTAGGCTCATGGCTGTCCTTGGTACGACTGTCCCGACGCTCGCCGATATTTCCGCGGCCATGGGTCCGGATGGGAATTTCGATAACGATCGCGTCAATCTGCTCATGCAGACGAATGAAATGCTGTCCGATATGGTGTGGAAGGAAGGCAACCTTCCGACCGGCCATAAGACGACGCTGATCACTGGCCTGCCGACTGTCGGCTTCCGCCGGTTCAACGAAGGCGTTCCGCTGTCGAAGTCGACGTCCGCTCCGCTGGAAGAGGGCGCCGCGATGCTGGAAGGCTTCTTCCAGGTCGATCGCGATCTCGCGCTCATGTCCGGCGACGTGAACCAGTATCGTCTGGATGAAAGCGGCCTGTTCATGGAAAGCATGAACCAGACGCTCCAGACCTATATGCTCTATGGCAACGCCTCGACGCTGCCGGAGAGCTTCACGGGCTTTGCTCCGCGTTACAACACTGTGTCCGGCAACGTCGGGCAACAGGTGGTCGACGCGGGCGGGACCGGCTCGGACAATACCTCGATCTGGCTGATCGGCTGGGGTCCGTCCGTCTTCGCGATGTATCCGAAGAATTCGATGGGCGGGCTTCATCATGAAGACGTCACGGTCAACCGGACCGCGCTCGCCGGCAATCCGAATGCCATGACGGGCGACGTCCTGGCGGACGCGAACGGCAAGCTCTTCATGGGCTACCGCGATCACTTCAAGTGGAATTGCGGCCTTGTGATCCGCGACTATCGCGCCGTCGCCCGCATCGCGAATATCGACGTTTCCGATATGGTCGCGGGCAACGTCTCGGCGGCGGATCTGATCAAGCTCATGATCCGCGCCTATTACCGGATCCCGACCCAGCTCCGGAAGTATTCGGGCAAGGCCGGCTTCGGTCGCCCGGCGTGGTATGCCAATCCGACGGTGAAGTCGATCCTCCACACCCAGGCATTGAGCAAGGCGAATGCTCAAATCGGCCTGCGCGAGATCGACGGCATGGAAGTGGTGACGTTCCTCGGCATTCCGGTCCGCGAAACCGATCAGCTTCTCAACGCGGAAGCGCGGGTCGTCTGATCCAGGCCGGTCCGGACTTCGGTCCGGGCCGGTTTCGTGTTAACGATCGTCGTCTTAGGGCGCGATCAGGAAAGGGAATAAGCTCATGCTTCGTGACGTTCAGACCGTCCTTTCGGACAACCAGGCGGTTACTGCTACCGCCTTCACTGCCAACAGCTACGACGTCGGCAATACGTCGCCGCTGCGCAATCTTGGCCGCAAGGATATGCGCGCCATCTGCAAGTGCCGGACCACGACTGCCGCGGCTGGCGCTGCGACTGTCGTCTTCGATATCGGCGAGGCGGACGATAGCGCGGGGACCAACTTCACCCCGTTCTTTTCGACTGCCGCGATCGGCAAGGCGACGCTCGTCGGCGGCTATACCGTCTTCGATATCCCGCTGCCCGATACCGGGACGAAGCGCTTCATCATGGGGCGCTATACGGTCGCGACGGGTCCGCTGACGGCTGGCAACTTCGACATGGATCTCGCGATCGGGTCGGATCATCAGCGCGTTTACGCTGACGGCTATACCCAGGGCGCCTAACCCTGGACCTGACGGCGCCCTTCGGGGCGTCGTCTTCGTGTTCATCAATGGAAAGGGGATAGGTTCCCATGGCAACCAAATATCGGCGCTTCCTTCTGACGGAAGTTTCCTTCATCGGCTCGACGCTGCTTGTTCCGGGCTCCGTCGTCACATCGGACGATCTCGGCGAATACAAGGATCCGGTCGACGGCAAACTCAAGCCGGTCCGTCCGCCCGCTTCCTCGATCGAGATCGACGCGGACGGTCGCCCGGTTTCGAAAGACGACGCGGAAAGCTATTCGGCGCTTGTCGGGTCGCTGCCTCCTGCGGCTCCTGAAGCGGCTGCGTTCGCTCCCGGCGGCGGCGTGGCTTCGCCTACCCAGGCGCCGGGCGGTCCCTCGATCGCGGCAAATCAGCTTGCGCAGCCTTCGCCCGTCGCTCCGACGCGCCGGGGCGGCAATGGCGACGTCAACAAGGCGGCGGAAGACGCGACGGCGGCTCTCGCTGCCAAGGCTGACGCGGAAGCTGCGAAGGGGTAAGACGCGGCGAATGGGGGCGGAGCGCCCTCCATCGCTCGCGGTCCTCTGGCGTAGTGTCGGGCGGGCGGATCCTTCGCGGGGTCCGCCCGCTTTCCTTTGTGCAATGTCGGTGGCATATAGCGGCTTGACACAAGGGAAGGGCTCGGCGTCATGCGATCGCAAATCTCCATCTGCAACGGCGCTCTCGACGAATTGCCAGCCGGGACGATCCAGTCGATCGACGATCCGGACGACGTAGGCGCGCGCGCCTGCAAGCGGCGCTATGACGCGGTTCTCGAAGATCTTCTCGCCGAACATACCTATGACGCCTCGATCCGCCGGGAAGTGCTGGCGCAAACGACGAACGATCGATCTGGCGAGTGGCTCTATTGCTATCAGGAACCGACGGCGGCGCGCACGATCCTGCGGATCCTGCCGAATTTCACGTCGGCCTATACCTCTGCGGCCTATACGATCCTCGCCGGGCAACGCAACTGGACGGGCCTGGGCTATTATCCCGATAATGTCGGGACGCTCTATCGCCGGGCTGCGGGCAAGATCTATACCAATACGGAGCAAGCGGTTTGCGAATATGTGTCGAGCGAGGTCGAGCTTGCGCTCTTCTCGCCGCTCTTCGCACGCGCCTTTGAGCTGGAGCTTGCGGCGCGGATCTGCATGCCGGTGCTGAAAGATCGCGCGCGCTGGAAAGAGCTGATCCCGATGGCGGAGACGGCGCGGCAACGCGCGATCGCGCATGATCGCAACAATTCTCCGGAGCGATACGACGGCTTCGCGTCCGAAGACGCGCAAGCGCGGTCCGGCTGGTCGCCTTCGCCCGGCTGGTATGGATCGGGGATCGTTTGATGTTTCGCGCGGGGCTATTCAATTTCTCGAAGGGCGAGCTTGCGCCGCAACTCTATGGGCGCGTCGACGTGGCGGCATACAACGCTGCGCTTCGGCAGGCGCGTAACGTCGTCGTCCTGAAATATGGCGGGATCCAGCGCCGCATGGGGACGCGCGTCGTCTATGAATTGACGGCGCCGGCTGGCGGCTGGGATGATCCTGCGGCGGCGGCGCGGCTGGTATCGTTCGAATTCTCGATCGAGCAAACCTATGTCCTGCTCATGACGCAAGCTCAAATGCGTCCGCTCGCGCTCGGCGGCGCGGTGCTGGAGGAAGAGCTTGTCATAACCGCGATCACGAATGAAGCGACGGCGAAGATCACGGCGGCCTATCATGACTATGCCGTCGACGATGAAATCTTCCTGTCCGGGATCGCTGGGGCGCTGGGCGCTTATCTCAATGGCCGGACGTGGAAGGTTACGGCTGTCGTCGACGGCAACAACTTCCGGATCAATGCCAATACGGCGGCGGTCGCGGCCTTCTCCGGGGCGACTGGCGGGACGGCGCGGACCGGGCCTCCGACTGCCTCTCCTGCCCCTCCTGCGGTGCCTCCGGTCTATGTCGAGCCGGATCCTCCGGTCGTGTGGGATCCGGGCTCTTACAACTGGTATCGCGACGGCTGGGAGTTTTTCTAATGGGCGTTGCTCGTCTCTATAAGGTTGCCTCGCCCTTCAATGCGGCGGAGCTGGCGGAGATCGACGTCGAACAAAGTTTCGATACGCTCTTCCTCGCCCACCTGAACCACAAGCCTTCGAAGCTGGTCCGCTCCGGCCATACCGATTGGGCCTTCTCCGACGTGTCCTTCGGTACGACGATCGCCTCTCCGACGGGTGTCGGCGCTGTGGCGACGATGCCTAACGTCGACGCGGCGAATAGCGGCAATGCCTATTTCCCGCGGGTGCAACGCTATGTCGTCTCGGCGGTGGTCGACGATAGCGGGCAAGAAAGCCTGCCTTCGGCGGCGGCGAGCTGCACGAATGATCTGTCGCTCAAGCGCAATTACAATACTGTCACCTGGACGGCGGTCGCCGGAGCGGAGCGCTATCGGATCTACAAGGCCAATCTCGACGGCGCGAATTTCGGCTTCATCGGCGAGGCGACGGGGACGACGTTCAAGGATGACAATATCGAGACGGATCTAACCGACGGGCCGCGCCAAGCGCGAAACCTGTTCGCGGCGGACGGCGACTATCCGTCGACCGTATTCTTTTGGGAGCAACGCCTCGGCTACGCGCGGACGCGCAACAATCCGAATGCGATGTTCCTTTCGCGCTCGGCGGATCTGGAGAATTTCGATATCTCCCGTCCGCTCCAGGAAGACGACGCGATAACGATCCGGCTGGTCGCGACGAAGGTCAACTCGATCAATCAGGTTGTGCCGACAACGCGCCTGCTCGCCCTGACGTCGAACGGGCTCTTTTCGATCGAAGGATCCAATCAGGATTATCTCACGGCCTCGCCTCCGCCTCGCCAGCGCCGGCAAAACGGGCGCGGCGCGTCGCGGCTGGAGCCGATCGTCGCGGACGAAGTGGTCTTCTATACGCCTGCCATTGGCGACGAGATCCGGGCGATCAATTACAGTTTCGACGTCGACGGCTATCAGACGAACAATATGGCGATCTTCTCGCCTCACCTGTTCGAAGGCTTCGATATTGTCTCCTGGGCCTATGCGGACGAACCTCTCTCCTGTGTGTGGGCGGTCCGCTCCGACGGCAAGCTCCTGTGCTTTACGTGGCAGCGCGAGCAAGAGGTTTGGGGCTGGACCATGTGCGAGACGGACGGGATCTATCTCGGCGTCGCGGTCATCCCCGAAGTTCCGACGGGCTCGACGGTGGCGGAGCATCGCGTCTATTTCCTGATCGAGCGGACGATCGATGGAGATCGCCGCCGGTTTGTCGAGCGCATGGCGTCGGCGAAGTGGACCGATCAGAAAGACGGCTGCTATCTCGACTGCGCGATCTCCTTCGATCTGACGGTCGCGCAAACGGATTTCTTCGTCCCGCATCTGGCCGGAGCGACGGTCGACGTCCTGGCGGACGGCAACGTCTATCTCGACAAGGCGGTTGCCGCGGACGGCTGGCTTCGCGGGCTCTCCGCGTCGAAGCTGGTTCATATCGGGCTGCGCTATGTCTCGACGATCGAGACGCTTCCGCTCGCCCTGCCTGATCGGGCCGGCGGGCAACGCGCGGGCAAGGTGCAGCAACTCGGCAATATCGTGCTTCGCTTGTTCAAGACGCGCGGCGTCAAGGCTGGGCGCAAGCTGTCGGATATGATGCCGCTCAAGACGCGGCGGAGCGAGCCGCTCGGCGAGCCGAAGACGTTGCTCACGGGGGACTATTCAGCGCAAACGGAGCCGGTCGCGTCGACCGAAGCGACGCTCTTCGTCCAGCAAGACAATCCGCTTCCCATGACGGTAACGGCGATCTTTCTCGATCCGGTGCAAAATGAAGTCTGATCGGCTGGAGCTGGTCGGCGCAAGTCCCGCGCATGTAGGGCGGATTGCAAGTCGGCTCCGGGAGATCGATCGGCTGGAGTGCGCCGCGCAAGGGCGCGGTCCGAAGGTGGCTGTCCGCCTTGCGCTGCGCTCTTCGTCCTGGGCGGTTACGGCCATGCTCGACGGGGTTCCGCATGCAATGTTCGGTGTCTCGCCGATCTCGCCGATCGAAGATCGCGGCTGTCCGTGGTTCCTCGGATCCGACGAAACCTTGTCGCATGGGCGGGCTTTGCTGGAGCTGGGGCCGCGGGCAATAGCGCGCATGCATGCCAGTTTTCGCCGGCTGGAAAATAGCGTAAGCGTCGACAATAGTCGGGCGCTCCGACTGCTGGAGCGGTGGGGTTTTACGATCGAGCCGGATCTATTTGTCTGCGGCGGCGCGGAATTCGTCCGCTTCTGGAGGGAAAGCGATGTGTGAGCCTGCAACATTGGCGATTATCGGGACCGCTGTTGCCACGGCTGGGGCGGGCGTCACGGCCTATATGGGCTATCAGCAACAGCAATTCCGCTCGAAGGTCGCGGCGCAAAACGCAAAGCTCGAAGGCGAGCGCGCGGCGTCGGAGCTTGCCAAGGGGCAGGAAGAGCGTCGCCAGCTCCAGCGCAAATATGCCGGGCTCGCCGGATCGCAACGTGCGTCCATGGCGGCAAACGGGATCGACGTCGAATTCGGCTCGGCGGCGGATCTGCTCGGCGATACGGAGCGGACCTATCGCGAGGATCTCTCGACGTCGATCGGCAACAATGCGGCGGCGGTGAAGGGGATCGATATCTCGTCGGCAAACTACGGCGCGGAAAGCGCGGCGGCAAAGCAAGCTGCAACGGGCGAGCTGGTCGCGGGCGGCTTCAACATGGCTTCGACGGTTCTCGGCGGGGTCGGCAAGGTGAACAAGATCAAGGCGGCGCAAAAGGCCGGCGGATCTGGCTGGGGTGTTTGATCTATGGCGCGCGTTCCTGTTTCCTCCGGCAATCTGGTAGATCGGCAATCGCGCGGCTCGACGCCTCTCGCGGCTCCCGACATGACGTCCGGCGGTCGCGCGATCGGCGCGGCCATGCAGCAATTCGGCGGCGAGGTTGTCCAGTTCGGCGAGCAACAGGACGCTATCCAGGCGGAGCTTGATCAGGCGGCGGCGAAGAAAGCCGATAACGCCTATGCGGAATGGTCGCGCGGACGGCTCTGGACTGGCGACGGCGCCTTCTATCAACAGGAGGGCTTTAACGCTGCCAACGCCCGGCCTGGGCTGGAGCAAGAGATCAAGGCCAAGCGCGACGAATTTATCGCCGGAGCGACAAGTCCGCGCATGCGGGCCATGATGAGCGACGCGCTCGATCGCCGGATCGGCGCGGATCTCGAAGGCGTCGCGCGCTACTCGACGGCGCAATTCGGGGTGGAAGCCAAGCGGCAAAGCGCGGCTCGCCAGACGAATGCGCTCAATGATGCCGTCACCTATTACGCGGATCCGGTTCGTTTCGCGCAAGAGCTGGAGGTCGGCAAGAGCGAGATCCGCTCCAGCGCTGCGCGGACCGGCTCGGCGCCGGAGACAATGCAAGCGGACGTCGCGAGCTTCGAAAGCAAGGTCTATAGCCAAGTCGCTTCGCGCATGATCCGGACGGGCAAGATCGAAGACGCGAGCGCATGGATCGAAGAGCATCGCGGATCGATGCAGCCGGGCGATCTGGAGGATCTCGACGCGGCGCTCTATCATCCCTTGCTTGAACGACAGGCGGACGGGATCGTCGACGATCTGCTCGGCTATGCTCCGGCGTCGACGGCTGGGCAAAGCAATGCGGCTGGCGCCGCGTCCTCGCAATATGCCGGGCGCTCTGGCGGGTCGACAAGCGGGAACCTGATCGGGCGCATGCGGCAAGTGACGACGGTCGCCGAAAGCGGCGGTCGCGAGCGTGACGGACGCGGGCGATTGATCACGTCGCAGAAGGGCGCTCAAGGCGCAATGCAAGTCATGCCCGGCACAAACCGGGATCCGGGCTTCGGGATTACTCCGGCGCGCGATAACTCCGATGCGGAGCGGACGCGCGTCGGCAACGAATATCTCGCGAAAATGATGGAGCGCTATGGTAACGATCCGGCGAAAGCCTGGGCGGCTTACAATTGGGGTCCGGGTAATCTCGACGGCGCTATCGCCAAGCATGGCGCCGGCTGGCTCCAGCATGCTCCAGCGGAGACGCGGGCCTATGTCCGGGGCAACATGGCGGCGCTCGGCGGTCGCGGCGGTGCGGAAGCAGTCCAGCAAGCGCCGCGCGAGCATGATCTCGGCGCGCTGCTCTCGCGGCTGGATGGGCTCAATCTGCCATTCGATGTGGAGCAAGCTGCTCGCCGGCAACTGACGGAGCGCGTCGGCCTGGACGAAAGGCTTCTCGATCGTCAGCGCGCGCAAGCGGTCGAGCAAGCGGAGACGATCCTCGACGCGGCGGAGCGCTCTGGCCGTCCCGTCACGCGCGAAAGCCAAATCCCGTCCTCTGTCTGGAGCGGGATGGGGCCGGATCAGCGCATGCAAATTCGCGGGGTGATTACGCGCAATGCGCAGCCGAAGCCGCGCGATACCGACTATGGGGTCTATACGCGGATCTCGGATATGTATGCGACGGATCCGGCTGGCTTCGCCCGGCTGGATCCCTCCAGCTACCGTAATTCGCTGTCAGACGGCGATTATGAAAAAATCATCGGCTGGCGGCAAGACGTGCTCAAGAGCGCGAGCGGCAACGGTGGCGATAAGCAAGTCTCGATCGCGACTGTGCGAAGCGTGACTTCCCGGCTCCGGTCCGCGCATGGCCTTGTCACGACGGGGATCAAGGAAAAGGATCTCGCTGGTCGGCAGGCCATGGAGCGGCGGATCTATGGCTTCGAGACGTCGGTCGAGCGCGGGGTCGAGCTATGGCAGCGCGCCAATCCCGGCAAGCCTGTAACCGACGGGATCGTCCGCGAGATCGCGGAGCGACAAATGACGCTCACGCGCGAGCGCGACGGGAATAGCCACTTCTGGTTTGAGCGTTCCGGGCAGGGTGGCTATAGGGTATCGATGCCTCGTGCCGATATTGAGCGGCTGCGGGCTGTAGGGCGCCGCGAGCTGGGCCGCGAGCCGACGCCTCAAGAAATCTCCTACGCTTATCTTCACGAAATGGAGGGTCGATAAATGGCGCTTGTTCCCGGATCTTCGTCGGGCGGTGTGTTTCGGCGGAGCCGGGCGCCGGAGACTTTCACGGACGAAGCGGTCGACCGCGGCGCGGCGGGGGCGTTCCGGGCGATCAGGGATCGCGAGATCTCGGCGGAGCAACAGGCGCGGGCCGGCGCTGCAATGAACCCGGACGCGGCGGCAAAGGCGCGGCGGATCTCTGGTTTTACCGGGCAACCGGCGCAATCGATCATCGATCGCCTTCCGGACTATGAGACGCAAGCGCGCGCCGATCATGCGGCGCAATTGTCCGGTCAGGATCCGGTGCTTCGTTGGTGGCTGGCGGATCCTATCCGTTCGGCGGCGTCGGGCGATGATCTCGACACGCTCGCGCGCGCCAATGCGCAATATCAGGATCTCCGCAAGGGCAACTGGTTTCAGCGGACGTTCCCCGGAATGTTCATGGCGTCGACGGACTGGACGGCTATCCAGCAACACCAAATCAGCGAAGCCTATGCTCGCGAGGCGGAGAAGCGGAAGGCTTCGGCGGCGGCGGCGGACGGGATCCTCTCGCGCGCCGGCAATATGTTTAGTCAAGGGCTGTCCGGGCTGGAGAGCGGGATCTTCTCCGTTTCGGCGGCGGTGAATGAGGCAACGGCGGATTGGCGCTTGCCGTGGCAAAGTGATGCGACATTCCAGGCCAACCGGCAAGGCCAGCTCAACACGGCGGCGGAGCTGCGCTCGCGGGCGAAGACAAGCGGCGAGGCGGCTCCGATCAAGGGGGCGACGTCATGGGAAGACGTGAAGGCGAAGCGATCGCCCGGCGCGATCGGGAGCTTCGTTCTGGAGCAAGGCGTCGCCTCGATCCCGGCCATGATCGGCGCCGCGGTCAATCCCTACGTCACGGCGACAAGCCTTGCCGGCACGATCGGGCAGCAACGCGCGAATAACGACGGGCGCGAGAATGCGGATATCTCCGACATTCTCAAGGCGTCGCCTTATGCTGCGGCTTCGGCGGTGCTGGATCGCTTCGGCCTGGGCGAGATCATTCGTCCGGTCGGATCGACGCTTGCGCGGCGGGTCGCCTGGGCGGCTGGCGTGGAAGGCGGAACCGAATTCGTTCAAAATGCGATCGAGTATGCGGGCGGGACTGTCGGCACGAAAAAGCCTTTCGAGCTGACGACGGCGCTCGATCAGGGGCTTGCCGGTGCGCTGGCTGGCGCGGGCATGGGCGGCGGCATGCATGCCATGGGGTCCGGGATCCGGACGACGGTCGAAAATGGTGTCCGCATGGTTCAATCGCGCGCGGGCGAGCGGCTGATCGGGAAGGTCTTCGGCAACGCGGAAAGCTCGACGTTGCGCAAGCGGGATCCGGCGCTCTTCGCGGAATTCCTCCAGGCACATGCTCAAGGCACGGCGGCGGAGAATATCTTCGTCCCTGCCGAAGCGCTGCGCGAGCTTTACCAGTCGAACGGCTGGGATTGGGAAGATCCTGCGGACGAACACTTCGGCCACTTCACGCCTGATTTTCAGGATCAAATGAAGGCCGGGCTCGTCTCCGGTGGCGACGTGGTTATCCCGATGGGCAAGGCTGCGGCCTATCTCGCCGGCACTCCGGAATGGGATGCTATCCAGGCGGACGCGCGCGTCGCGCCGGGATCGTTCTCGCCGCGCGAGACTGCGGCCATGGAAGAGCATTGGTCCGCGGCGATCGAAGAAATGGGCCGCGCGGCGGAAGTCTCGGTCCGCGCCGATCTGGAAGCGGCAACGCCTCGGCAGGCGGTGCATGATGCCGTCTTCTCCATGGCGCGGCAGGCGGGTTTCTCGATCAATGCCTCGCGCGCTTATGGCGAGCTGTGGGCGGAGCGCTATCAGACGCGCAGCGAGCGGCTGGGCGGCGCGCAAGACGCGAAGCAACTCTTCGAAGCATCGGTCGCCGGGATCCGGCAAGCGCTGCCGGGATCGCTGGAGACGTATCGCCGGGGCGATGGGCTCGACGTCCTGATAAATTCCATGCGCAACGGCAAGGGTGCGATGGCGCCTGAAGGTCCGTCGCTGATCGATCGGATCGTCGAAGGTGGCGGGGTGGAAGATCCCGGCGGCGATATCAAGTCGATGGGCGGAGATCGGATCGTCAAGGGCGGCATGTTTGGCCGTCCGCGCAAGAGCCTGATCCGTGATCGTCAGGAAGGTGCGGATCTGCTCGGCGATACGGCCGGCAATAGTCTGACGCTCGACGATTGGGCTTTGCGGCTATGGGAAGAGGGATATTTCCCGGACCGCATGGAGCGCCCGGATATCAATCACCTTCTCGAAGCGATCGGCGAGGGCTTGGCGGATCGCCATACCTATGCGGTTGGATCCTCCAGCCATGCCGTCGAAGCGAATAACGCGATCGTCTCGGCGGCGGACGATCTGCGGCAAATGCTTTTCGCGGCTGGTCTGGATCCGGAGACGGCGACGCGGGCGGAGATCGAGAAGGCGATAGCGGCCTATGAGGCGGAAGGCGGCGATCGCGGTTATGAGCAAGCGCTTCCGGAGACGATCGAGATCGACGGGAAGAGCCGGGCGACGGTCAATAGCGAGGGGCGCGCGTTGGCGCGGACGGAAGAGGGGGTCCGTAACTTCTGGAGCTGGTTCGGTGAAAGCAAGGTTGTCGACGATCAGGGCCGTCCGCTTGTAGTCTATCATGGGACAAATCAGCCGATCGAGCAATTTGCCAAAGAGCGCGGCGGCATGGCGACGGGTGCCTCGGCTGGGGCGACGCGCGGATTTTTCTTTACCTCCAATCCAGACGAAGCGCGTGATTATGCGTTGCATGCTGGGTCTGTTGTGGTGTCGAACCGGGCCGAATTTGAGCGGAAGCAGGCGGAGCTACAAGCCAAGGTAGCGCGTCTGGAAAAGCAGGCGCAGCGCACTGGCGCCTGGGATGCCTATGAACAGGCAATGCAGGAATGGGAGACGCTGGAGATTGAGGCCACGCGCGAGGATCCGTCTGTCGGCGCGAACGTGGTTGGAGCTTATCTGTCGATCAGCAATCCGGTGGAAAAGGATTTCGGCGGCGAGCGAATAAGCTCGGCGACGGATCTCGATGCGATAATCGAAGCTGCCGGCAAGGAAGGTCGAGACGGCGCGGTCCTGCGCGATATCAACGATAGTCCGAAGGGTGGTTACGTCTCGACGCATTTTGTTGCCTTCGATCCTGCACAAATTAAATCGGTCGATAATTCCGGGAGCTTTGATCCGGCGGATCCTCGGATCTTGTTCCAGGGAAAGGATCAGGGCGGCGCGCGCGGTCGGATCGACTTCCTCGCCGATAACAAGGCGATGATCACGCTTTTTGAGGGGCGCGATCTGTCGACGCTGCTCCATGAAGGCGGGCATTTATGGCTGGAAGAGCTGCGGCAAGACGCGCTGTCGGTCGGGGAAGGCAAGCTCGCGGACGACTGGAGCGCGGTCAAGACGTGGTTCAAGAGCGAGGGGATCGACGTCGACGACGCGGGCGATATCCCGACGGAAGCGCATGAAATGTGGGCGCGGGGGATGGAGCGCTATTTGATGGAGGGCAAGGCTCCGTCGTCCGTCCTGCATGGCGCGTTCGCCAATTTCCGCGCGTGGCTGCTCCGGATCTATCAGCTCGTTACGCGGCTCAATTCGCCGATCGACAACAAGGTCCGCGCCGTCATGGATCGGCTGCTCGCAACCGATCATGCGATCGCCTGGGCGGTGCATGAAGCGGACGAAAAGGCATTGTTCGATAGTGCGGCGGCGGCTGGAATGTCCGGGCAGGAATTTGCGGCCTATCGCAATCTGCTGGAGCAAAGCCGGACGGAAGCCTTCGACGCGCTGCTTTACAAGACAATGGAGCGGATCCGCCGGCAACGGACGGTCGCCTATCAGGAAGAGCGCGAGCGCGTCCGGCTGGAGCTGGCGCCGGAGATCAAGGCGCGGCCTGAATTCCGGGCGCTGGATCTGATCCGCGGCGCGGGCGAGGAATATCTTCCGCTCGATCGCGCGGGTGTTATCGAGCGGGTCGGGCAGGATGCGATTGCCGCGCTTCCGGCTGGCCGTCCGGGCAAGCCGACGGTGAAGG